ATTTACAGCCAAACCAGTCCAGAATTAACCCGATGGCTGCCAAGCGATCCCAAGCCCTACGAGGGGCAACCAAACCTAGGCTTCAATCAACACCTTTGAAGGGCAAGTCCAAGGTTGATGATGTAATTGAGGTCGCTAAGATTCTGAATGAGAAACTTTTGCCTTATCAGGAGCATGTTCTTAAGGATATGCTGGTTGTGGACAAGAAGGATATGTGGGTTCGTAAGTCCAACTTGCTGCTCATATCGAGACAAAATGGCAAGACATTTTTAGCGCGTATGTTGATCCTGACCCACCTAGTCAAGTGGAATACCGATGTCCTAATCATGTCCTCAAACCGCTCGATGGCGCTTGAGACCTTCAGGCAGGTTGCTAATGCGCTGGAAAACAATGATCACCTTAAGGGCATGGTCAAGCAGATCCGTCACGCTAACGGCACAGAGTCAATCGAGATGCTATCTGGAGCAAGACTTGATGTTGTAGCGGCTACGAGAGACGGCAGCCGCGGCAGGTCAATTTCAGGTTTGCTCTATATTGATGAGGTCAGAGAAATCTCAGAAGAAGGCTATCGAGCAGCGATGCCGGTAACGAGAGCCCACGCGAACAGCCATGTTTTACTGACATCAAACGCGGGCGATGCGTTTAGTACCGTACTAAATCAACTAAGAGAACGAGCTTTAGATAACCCACCAAAATCTTTTGGGTACTACGAATACTCAGCGCCTCAGTATTGCAAGATCGATGATCGAGCTGCATGGGCTATGGCTAATCCCGCGCTTGGTTATACGATCACAGAAGCGGCAATCGAGGAAGCAATAGCGACTTCGCCTATCGAAAATACTCGCACGGAAACTCTCTGCCAATGGATCGACTCCCTAAGTTCACCTTGGCCTCATGGCATCCTTGAAGATACAAGCGATGCAAGTCTTACGATCCCGCCTGGCGGTTACACAGTCTTCGGCTTCGATGTCTCACCATCTAGGCGCAATGCTTCGCTAGTTGCCGGTCAATTACTTCCCGATGGTCGCATCGGAGTGGGCATCTTGCAGACCTGGGAAAGCGCAGTCTCAGTCGATGATCTAAAGATCGCGGCAGATATAAAAGGCTGGTCAGACAACTATCGCCCACGCCAAATCTGCTTTGATAAATACACAGCGCAATCTATTGCAGATAAGTTGACCAATGCTGGCTGCATCACTCAGGATATCTCTGGCGCTTCGTTCTATCAAGCGTGTGGAGACTTGCTAGATGGTCTCGTTAACCTTCGAGTGGTTCATTCTGGTCAGGCTAACTGGATACAACAGATGAATAACTGTGCAGCTAAAGTTAACGACTCTGCTTGGCGTATCGTTAAAAGAAAATCCGCGGGCGATGTCTCTGGCGCTATTGCAACCGCGATGGTTGTTCACATGCTTTACAAACCACAACAGATAGCGGCTATCTACGCAGAATGACCTATATGTAGTGTATAATTGCACCCTATGGGTCTATTTGATCGTAAGCCAAAAGTCTTAGAAGCACAGGCAGCGCCACAAATTATGGGCGATGCGTTTTACGCATCTAATTACTACTACAGCCCTTCAGTTACTCGCTACGCAGCTATGTCAGTACCAACGGTAAAGCGTTGCCGCGATCTACTCTGTACAGTAGGCACTATTCCATTGGAATACAAGAAGGCATCTACTGGAGAAGAAATTCCAGCTCCGCGTTGGGTAAAGCAACTTTCAAAGCACCAGCCTCAATTTGTTACAATCAGTTACCTAGTTGACAGTCTCTTATTTTTTGGGCAGGCGTTTCTTGAAATTACCGAAGTTTATCAAGAGGATTCGCGAGGCGCAGTATTCGAGTGGGTTGCTAACACTCGCGTAACTACTGAGGTTGATCCTTATGGTCAATTCGTAACTCAATATCTCGTAGATGGCAAGCCTCGCCCTATGTCTGGTCTTGGTTCTCTCGTTACTATTCAATCATTTAATGAAGGCATTTTAACCACCGGCGCTCGCACTATTCAAGCCGCTATAGATGTTCAACGTGCTGCGCAGATCGCTGCATCTACTCCAATGCCATCAGGTTATCTAAAAAACACCGGCGCAGACCTACCACCTTCTGAAGTTCAAGGATTACTAGCTGCTTGGAAGTCAGCGCGACAGAACCGCGCTACTGCTTATCTAACTTCTACTCTTGAATACTCTCCAGTCTCATTCTCACCAAAAGATATGCTTTACAACGAAGCGATCCAAAACCTATCAACTGAAATTGCCCGCCTATGCGGTATTCCTGCTTATTATGTTTCAGCAGATCAAAACACATCGATGACCTATGCAAATATCTTAGATGAACGTAAGCAATTAGTAGCCCTAGCGTTTCAGCCGTACATCTCCGCGATCGAACAAAGACTATCTATGGATGATATATCTACGGCTGGACACTATGTAAAGTTCGACCTTGATTCTTCATTCCTTCGCGTTGAACCAATGGAACGCCTACTCGTTCTAGAGAAGATGTTAGCCCTTGGCTTAATCTCTACAGAACAAGCGATGGAAATGGAAGATTTAACACCTAACGGAAGTGATGACTAATGGAGACTCTCTACATCGAAGCAAGCTCGATTGAGTGCAGCGAAGAACGCCGCGAAATCTCAGGAAAGATCGTACCTATGGGAACAGGCGAAATCGGTAACACTAATCTCGGCGCTTACACATTCGCAGCAGGATCTATCGAAATCGCAGATCCAACTAAGATTCGACTTTTAGCGCAGCATGACATGAAAAGACCAGTAGGAAAAATGATTAGCGCAGAAACACGCGAAGATGGTATTTACGCTGTGTTTCGTTTAAGTCGCAGCCAAGCTGGTACTGATGCCTTAATCATGGCAAGCGAAGGATTAGTTGCAGGCCTGTCTATCGGCGCAGAGATCATTTCATCAAAGCCATCACGCGATGGTCACACAGTCGTTACAGCGGCTAAGTTAAAAGAAGTTTCCCTAGTTACTGAACCAGCCTTCAAGTCTGCAGAAGTTCTAGAGATCGCAGCGGAAGAAGCACCAGCTGAAGCCGTAGAACCAACCCTACCTACAGAAAGCGAGACTACCGAAGTGGAAAACACTCCAGCAGTTGAAGCAACACCAGTAGAGGCTGCGGCTGTAGAAGCCGCTGCACCTACAATTAAGGCGATGGCATACACAACGCCACGCATTGACACAGCACCATCAGTTTTCCTAGAGAACGCAGTACGTGCTTCCCTAGGCGATGAGAATGCTCGTCAGTACCTAGCAGCAGCATCAGATACAGACACAACAGATGTAGCTGGTCTCGTACCAACACGTCAACTAACTGAAATCATCAACAACAAGTCAACAAGCGGCCGTCCATCTATCGATGCAATCTCAGCGGGCACACTTCCAGATGCAGGATTTAAGTTCCAGATCCCTCGCGTTAAGGCTGTCCCTACAGTTGCAGAGACAGCAGAAAAGGCAGCATTCTCAGATACTCAGGTTGAAATCGAGTACCTAGATGTTGATGTAAAGAAGTACGCTGGAATGCAGCTATTCGATGTTGAGGTTTTGGACAGAACTTCTCCAGCATTCTTCGCAGAACTCCAGTCACTCATGGCTGATGCTTACGCAAAGGCTACAAACGTTGCAGTTCGTACAGCGATCCAGACTGGCGCATCAGCAGATGGCACAGCGATCACACTTCCATGGGATGGCGCTGAAATGGCTGGCTTTATTGCTCGCGCTTCAGACTCTATCTACACCAACACTCTTCGCTTTGCACAAAGCGTAATCGTTTCACCTACACAATGGTCAAACATCATGGGAATGGTTGACGGACAAAACCGCCCACTATTCATCGCATCACAGCCACAAAACGCAGCGGGTTCAGTATCACAGTCACTTCGCGGATCACTCCTCGGACTTGAATTGTATGTTGACTACTCACTAACTGGCGTTGCAGATGGTTCGATCATCGTAGTCAACCGCGACTCATACACATGGTACGAGTCACCACGCCTACAACTTCGTGCAGATAAAGTCGGCACAGGTCAGGTCGAAGTTGGATACTACGGATACGGTGCTATTGCTACTAAGGCAGCAGCAGGCGCATTCAAGTTCAACAACGCAGCCTAATAGGTAACTAAGTCGCTGGTGGGGTAGTGCCCTTCTACCCCACCAGTCTTTAGAAAGGATAAGCATGAGTCTTACAACAGTTGCAGAGTTACGCACCGCCCTTGGCGTTGGTACTCTCTACGCTGATGCGACCCTTCAACAGGTCTGCGATGCGGCTGATAATGTCTTGCTTCCCTTTATCTGGTCTAATACCAACTTTTCAGTGGCTCACTCAAACGTGGGCACTGTAGGAACTCTATATTTTGATTTTAACGTACATGATACTTACTACATAGGGCAGAGCGTAGTTATCGAAGGCGCTGGATCACACTTTAACGGTAACAAAACAATCACTGGCGTTGATACTTACACGATTACAGTTACCACTAACCACGTAGCAGATACCCCTAAGCACCCTTTTAATCCTTATGCCACAGTAAAGGCTTCTACCTACCTTGATCCTGCGACAGTACCAGCGATCCAAGAAGCCAGCCTCATGATCGCTATCGACATCTGGCAGAGCCGCCAAGCACCATCAAGCGGCGGAGTTACAGTCGATGGATACGCACCTAGCCCATATCGAATGGGTAATACTTTAATGGGTCGCGTTCGTGGATTACTTGCACCTTACTTAGCGCCCGGCTCGATGGTTGGCTAACCATGACGGCGGCTATATCAACCCTTCGCGCCACTATTGCAGCAGCGCTAGTCGATAACTCACTCTGGTCGGTATTCTCATTCCCACCAGCAACGCCTATCGTCAACAGCGTTGTAATTAGCCCGGCTGATCCTTATGTAACTCCATCTAATAACTCGCGCAATACTGTCGCGCCACTTGCTAACTTTAATCTTAATATATTCGTTCCGCTTCTCGATAACGAGGGCAACCTAAATGGAATTGAGGAGATGCTAGTTGCAGTCTTTAACAAACTAGCGGCATCCTCGATCGTCTATAATGTGGGAGATGTGAGCGCACCTAGCGTTCTCAATGCTGCATCGGGCGATCTTTTAACCTGTTCACTACAGGTATCAGTCCTAACGAGTTGGAGTTAATTATGTCCGAGTGGGAAAAAGAAAACGAAGCCTTCCTGAAAAAAATCGGGCAGGTAACACCAGCAGCACCAGCACCTAAACCAGCACCTAAGAAAGATGAGGAATAAACCAAATGGCAGTATTTCTAAACAATGGAGTGGTTCTTACTGTTAATTCGGTTGACCTCTCAGATCACGTCACAGCGATCACAATTAACCGTACCTTTGATGAACTCGAAGTTACAGCTATGGGCGATAGCGGACACAAGTTCGTTAAAGGCTTAGAAGCATCATCAGTAACTATTGACTTCCTGAACGACACAGCAACAAGCGAAGTCTTACAGACACTTCAGGCAGCCTATGGCACATCAGTAACAGTCACAGCTAAGCAGACTTCATCAGCAGTTTCAGCGACTAACCCACTTTACACAATGTCATGCCTAGTCAATAACCTAACCGATATTAACGGTGCAGTAGGCGATCTTGGCACACAGTCAGTAACATGGACAGTTAACGGCACAGTAGCAGTAACAACAGCGTAATAACTAACTAAGGGGCAAACATGGCAAAACTAAAGGTAACAAGGGCAGACGGAAGCGTTAACGAGTACCAGATCACTCCGGCGATCGAGTACGCCTTCGAGCAATATGCAAAGAAGGGCTTCCATAAAGCCTTTAGAGATGATGAAAAGCAGAGCGATGTATATTGGCTTTGCTGGGAGTCTATTCGTCGGTCGGGTGAAACCGTTAAACCCTTCGGAGAAGCGTTCTTGGAAACTTTGGCTAAGGTCGAAGTTCTCGATGACGACCCTTTGGAGTAACGCGGGAGTCCTTCACCTATCTCGTAGCGAGACTATCGCTAGAGACTGGACTCTCGCCACAGACTTTAATTGAACTAGATCACACGATGTTCAGGACTTTACTTCAAGCCCTGAAAGACAGAGCAAAGGAGAATGCTGATGCCAACAGAAGTAAAAGGCGCTGACAAACTCCGTAAAGCCCTGAGAGAGTTCGAGCCTGATCTAGCCAAGGAAACCACTAAAGAACTTGGCAACTTACTAAAGCCAATTACTGCTAAGGCTCGCGGCTATATGCCATCTGAGTCTCCACTAAGCGGCTGGGCAGAACGCCCAGACGGTAAGGGTAAGTTCCCTACATATAACCCAACTCTTGCCAAGCGTGGCATCAGTTATAAGACATCACCTAGCCGCCCTAATCGCCGAGGCTGGCGTTCGCTTGTATCTATTATCAACAAGTCTGCCGCTGGCGCTATCTATGAGACAGCAGGCCGCAAGAACCCCGGCGGAAACTTCTCACCTAGATTAGGCGATCTTACAGGCCGCGATAAGTTAAAAGGCCGCGTTATCTTTCGTGCGTGGGATGAGGATCAGGGCAAGACTCAGGGCGCTGTAATTAAAGCGATCGAGGCTTCTGCCGTTAAGTTTAATAACAGAACTCCAAAGGTGAACTAATGGCCGCTAATGTAAAAATAGATATTGCCGCCGAGTTCGTTGGCAAAAAGGCTTTTACCGATGCAGCCAAGCAAACCATCGGACTTAATAACCAAGTCAAGACACTTGCTAAGTCTTACTTAGGTTTATTTACTGCACAGCGCTTAGGCCGAGCAGGGTTCAACGCCGCTAAGGCCTTTGCCCAAGATGATAAAGCAGCCAGAGTATTAACTCAGTCACTTGATAACTTGGGTCTAGCCTTTGCAGATCCTTCAGTTAAAAACTTTATTGCTGATCTAGAAAAGCAGTTTGCTGTCCTCGATGATCAACTTCGCCCGGCATATCAGCGCTTACTCACTACAACAGGTGATGTCGCTAAGAGCCAGCAGTTACTTCGCACAGCGCTTGATCTTTCAGCAGCTAGTGGAGCAGATGTTGTATCGGTGGCAGGCGATCTATCTAAGGCTTATGTAGGGCAGACTCGATCCCTAGCCAAATACGGCATTGGTTTAAGTCAGGCTGAACTAAAGGCTATGGACTTTGAGCAGGTTCAAGAACGCATCAACACCCTATTTGGA